AGACGGAATAATCTAATGTATTAAATACGCACGTATTTGGACTTTGACGATTCGGTGAAGACGTTGAATTTTTCACCTTGGAAGAATGGTTTGAAAGATATAAATTAAAAACTAGACTACACTGATCACATGAAAATTGAAATCACAACGGAGGAGAAACTAAAAATTCTCAAATTCTACAAAAAAATCAGGCAAAAAAAATATGAACACGGAGAAGTTGATGTCGTCCACTCTTCAAAGGAATCCAAAGATTTTGTCCGTCAATTTCTGAAGAGTCGCGGGATTGGAAGGCCAAAGGTTTATGAGCAAGGAATCTACGCTTTTGGTAATGTGGGAATGCACACCGACAATATCGCCCCCAAATCAGCGATGACAATGTGTTTATTGATTGACGGTAGTGGTAAATTGTCTGCTTGGGACGGTAAAAAAGTGAACGAATTTCGCCTCAGTAAAGGAGAGGGTGTCATTTTTGATTTTAATCTCCCCCACTCATTTGAAGCTGATAAAACATGCCAAGCATTTCTAGTGGACATTCCCAAAAAATATAAGAAAAACATCAACGGTAGAAGTTCCCCATACTAGAATACACCGATCCCATGCAATTAAAATTCATATCAACAAAAGAGAAGCTACCGAAGAACGGGGAATACATCTTTGCCATCAAAACGAATCGGCAAATTATGTATAAAGATGCAGGAGAACCAGCATTCATCAAATGCGAATGGGCGTGGAATGATGGGGATGGGGGAACTTGCGGATGTAAAAAATCCGAATCGTCCATTGACAATATGCCAGAAGGATACAAGTATCTGGATATTATAGATGGGGAAGGATATGTGATTTGGACGAGTGAAACAAATGTAGGTAATCCGAAAATCGAACATTTTTGGTGGATGACACAGAAAGAATTCGATAAGATTTGGAAAAACGCAAAACATTTACCAAAAGTATGAAACTCCCCGATCCAGAACAATTTGTATTCAAAGATGTCACCATTGCTGGCGATGAATGCCTATTGATCACTCCCGATTCGATAAAATGCAAGTGGAACGCTGAAAATGAGCGTTTCCGCTCAATTATCATCCGCAAATCTGATCATAAGGTAATCAGCCATGGATTGAAAAAATTTACTAATTTTTTTGAGAATCCTGATTTCCAACCTTGGAATTCCGAATGGAAATTTGAAGCGCGACATAAATATGACGGGTCGTGTGCTATTATCTCCAAACATAATGGAGAATTGATATTCAGAACACGCGGTACGGCTTCAGCGTATTATCATGACAATGGGAATGAGATTGATTTTCTAATTGGTAAATATCCGGCGTTGTTTGACAGTGTTTATTTATTGGGAGAAAAATATACAATTATCTGCGAGTGGGTGACACCATCTCGGATCATATGTTTACGCGAATTTGATGAGCCAACATTGGTTCTTTTGGGTGTTGTTGTAAACGATACAGGGGACTATCTATCCCAAGCATGGGTTGATATGATTGCTCATGATTGGAAAATGGAACGTCCTAAGCGATATGAATACAATTCAATCTCTGAGTGTATTGCAGATGTGGAAGCGTGGGTCGGAAGGGAAGGTGTAGTTTTATACAGCCCTGATGGAAACACCCTGAAAAAGATTAAGAGTAGTCACTATTTGAGTTTGCATCGTTTGTCTTTTGGTATTAAAAATATTTCCAACGTGCTTGATGTGTTCATGGAATCACCACGATTTGTGGAATCAAAAGATTTCTATAACTACGTTGTTACTACACTCGATTTTGAAATCGCAGAACGTGTCAAAGATGACATCACCAAAATCACCGAAGCATACGGCAAGTTCATCCATTCCGTCAACACCATTGAACGCGCCATGGAATACATCTCCAAGCTGGACTCCCGTAAGAAGCAAGCAATGGCTATTCAGGAGCATTGGGACGGATTCATGATTCCGCTTGGATTTGCGATGCTTGACAACAAGGAATTGGATGATAAGCTGGTGAAGAAATCAATGGAGAAACTTTTAGGATTATGTGGTTAGAAGCAGAAGAAATTGAAAAATTCATGACCCAAGAAGCTGATCTTTTGAAAGAATATGATAAAAGAAATGAATCATATTTCTTCATAAAGGTTGCAATCTGTCACTGGCATGATAAAAATGGACTACACATGCGAAAGGATATTCGGGTTCTCTCCAGAAAAAGTGGAAAATCTTGGGTGGACTGGTTTGATGAAGATTGTTCGAATTCTGGTGCTGATACGGTATTTAAGAATTTTGAGAATTTGGAAGAAGGAACCTACAAGGTGAGAATGCGAACATTCAAAGATTGGGAGACTGGTTATGTGGATGATTGGGTATATGAAACGGAAAAATTATGAACTTGGAACAATTACTAAAAACAACACCTGAGACGCTTGCGGTTGAGCAACACGATGCTCTAAAGGCACATGTCATCAATGTACTGGAATCAACCCTTAAAGCGGTGAAGGATGAGTATTACAGCGCAATCCAAGAATTAACAATTGATTCTCCTGCGGGAGATGGATATGGTTGTGACAATAATTTCATCAATTTTGGGTATGAAGATAATAAACCTCTTGATATTTGCGAAGTCATGGAACGGTTGATTGAATTGAAAAAGATTGCAAAGAAGAAAAAATGAAAAAGAAAATTGAAACAAATACAACAATCAACGTCAAGATCGGGGATTACGAATTCAATCTAACCAAAGAGGAAGCGGAGGAATTGTATAATTCCCTGAAAAATTCTCTTGGAAAGAACGATTTGACAAAATGGCCCTCCCCTATAAAGGATTACGAAGACCTTAATAAACAATACAAGGAATGGAATCCCGTTCCATATCCAAAACCATACGATATCTGGTGTGAAAAAAAACCACACGAATTCTGGGCTAAAAATACCACACATTCTCCATACGACCTGAACCCTTAAAATCATGAAAAAGAAATTCACATTAGCTACGAGTTCCCAATGCGGACCTTGCTACACCCTCAAAGCCCGAATCGAAAAGGAAAAGCTTGAGGTGGAGATTAAAGACTACACAAATCCCGAAAATATCGAATGGTTTAAGAAACATGGTATTCGTGCCGTTCCTCGTCTGGTGATTGAGGATGGGGATAACGTGGAGATCATTCAGGGCATGGACGACATCATCGAAGCATTGAAAAAATGAAAGCAGTATTAAAAAAGGCGACTTGGGGTGATTCTTTTCGTGAAAAGAGAAAGAGTTATGAATTTAATTTTTATGGAAAAAATGAGGAGGGAACTCTGAATATCGATTCCAATAGATTCTTACATGATCCAAACGAATCGGCAGATAATTACGATTTTGAGATTGAGATAAAAATCAAGGCTATTAGAAAACAGTCTAATGAAACAACCTTACAATGAAACAACAACCATCTCAAATAGAAGCCCAATGGGAAGTCGCTCTTCATTGCAAATGTCCCAAGTGTGAAAAATTTGTCAATCTATTGGAAGCGACTGATTTTTGGGATGGTCGGGGGTGGCTGGACATTCCTGAACATGGCACGGAACGAAGCAACAATCTGGAAGTCAATTGTCCAGACTGTGACCACGCTTTTGAAGTGTGTTGCGTGTGGTAAGCTTTTAAAAACTAGAATATAATATGGATATGACAAACGAAGAATTGAGAGAGACTGCGATGAAAGCACTTTGGAATGCTCAACAAAACGGAGACACTGAAGCTGCCCATGGTTACGCTGATAGCGCATTATGTGATCTATTGGTTGGGTTGGGCTATGCCGATGTTGTGACAGAATTTGACAAAGTTGAAAAATGGTATGCCTGAATAATTTTCCAATGATCGCTTCGGCAGCATCACAACATTGCCAGAACCTCCCTCTACCATTAATTTGGTAAGGAGACTGGCGGGATCGAGAAATGGAGCCTTCGGGTGTTCGGAAAAAGTCAGCAATGACAGGCATAAATTCCATAATCCTCAAACTCGGATGCTGAAAAGTTGGCGCGACAACGTGCCGAAGTGATCACCTTTTAAAAACATGATTAAGATTAAGAAACAACGCAAGGACTATAAGGAAATTCTCCTGATGGGTGACAGCCATTTCGGGCATGGAAAAGATTTCCTATATGTCCCAAGGGGATTTTCAAATCCAGAGGATCATAATAATTGGATACAGGACCAGATTGATGGCATCCATCCCGATAG